GCGATTGCTGGTGGCATTGTTGTCTTCTTTGTATCAACACCCATTACTTTCAGCTTGTCAACCTTTTCGCCTTCATTGTCGATGATGTGAAGAATGTATCTCTTCTTATCAACAAAGATCCCTTTGCCAGTAACAACTTCTCTTCCTGTTACAATAATGTCATCAAAACCCTCACTACACAAAAAAGTATTTCTCATGTATTCGGGGAAAGTATCGCTGATCAACTGTCCTACTCTGTCAGCAATCATAATCGCATCTTCGCTATTTTCAGCATGAGTTTCAAAATATGTACTATCGGTGTCACCATAAGCGACTGACCATTCATTTGAATATCCAAAGTGAATTTTTCCATCATTTGGTTTCTTTGTATCAGGATCACGATATACACCATCATTACATTTGACCTTTTTGAGATCGGGTAGCGTATATTTGCCATCCAATAGTTCACACGCTTTCGCACACTGATGAAGAAGAATCGCTCTTCCAGTACCAGTTGTTGACTCACCCATTCGTAAATCGTAAAAGCGGAAGTATTGATTATTCAGAGCACCATAAAGTGAATTCAGTTTGATCTTGTACACATATTGTAGTCGATCATAATATGCTGCTTTTTCTTTATCACCACTATCAAGTGCTTCACCTTTCAATTTCTGAAACCCTTGCCGAGCAACATACCACTCTTCAAGAATTGCTGGAATTATTCCTTTCGTGTTTTGATCGAACACAGTTCCATAACCACTCACAGCAAATCGTTCTAATTTAAATACATCTCTCCACTCATCTGCTGTTCGCTCTTCACTTCCACCAGCATCCAGTTCAAGTGTCAGTTTAACCAATGAACCTTTTGCAATCTCTTCCGATGCTCTTGTCTTTTCTACGAACTGTCCAATCAATGTTTCTGGACTGATATTAATAGATCGAATTGCAGATGGGTATAGTGAGTTGATATCAACCGAACCAAGATTCTCGTGCAATCCAATCTGAGGTATTAAAACAAACGCTCCTTGAATCGAAGTGCTGGAATCTGGAACACAGATATCTGGAACACGCATGTTTAATTCGTGCCAACAATAATTGTCGATTGCTAGTTCAGCAAGTTTTAATGTTCCACCAACGTGCTTAAACAATCCACCAGAGATGTGATACATTTCATTTGCGAGTGCAACATAACCAAGACGGTCTTCTAACCCTTTCAGGATTTCTGTATCTCGAATGTTGTATCGAATGAAGTGTTGGAAATCGTTTCGGTATAAATCGTGCAACGTTCCTTCATACTCCAACTTCGGTAGTTCAGGAAGAACCGCATCTGCGATTGCTTCCAACTTATATGAAGGACGTTCAGCCACTTCATACTTTTGGAATAGGTTAAGGTAATCGACGCTTTCTCTTCCCAACAAGTCGATTGTGTCTTGCATCATCCCAAACTTTTCTACTTCACGATATCTTGGTTTGCCAGCTCCTGGAAATGACAGCATTGTGAAATACTTTTCCCCAAGTACTCGTTGAATACGTTTAGCGATATAAGGTACGTCAAAGAAGTCACTGTTCCAGCCACATATAACATCACTGTCTTCAATTTCAGCAATGATCGACAACAACAAATCTCGTTCTGTCTTACAGAAATTAATTTCAGCAAGCTCGTGTAGTTCATCTGTAAATTGGGATGGGTCAGTCCAACTATCGTCGGGAGGAATACAGTATACAACTGATCTCTCTTCGTGTTGATTGTAGATTGCGATTGAGTTGATTGGTGCGTAAGGATTTGCTATCGAACTGAATCCGAGTTCCTTGTCGTAATCAACCTCAATGTCAAGAAATGTTACATTAAGCTTTGGGGCGGGTAATCCGTAATAGTATTGTGATAATATACGGAGTTCGGGAGCAATGTCTGATTCAAATACTTCGTGACCGTAACTTTGAAAATCAGCTTTACTAGATCGGAAATTTCTCGAATTGGTAAAATCGTGACGAGTTAATTTATCACCGAATATGCTATTATATTCGCCTTCTGGATCTTTTGTGAAAAAGAAGTATGGAGCGGAGTACGTTTTTTGAATACGTTTACCGTCTACTCGCTCCCATACTTTAACTTCGTCACCTTGCTTTATTGCTGAAATATAACTCAAACGATCTTACCGATAATATCCTGCTCGAAAACGAGCCATAATACTTCACCGTCAACAGTTACTTCTTCACCGTTTCCAATGATAACTCTATCGCCGACTTCTACTGTTACTGGCTCAAATGAACCATCTTCCTGTCTGGTGCCTGGACCGACTGCGACGACAACACCTTGACCAGTTTCTTCGTCACCTTCTTTACCAAGATAGATTCCGCTTTCGGTTTCTTCGAGTTGCGCATCCTTTCTAACGGCAATGCGATTACCTGATGGAATAATACTCATTATTCGCTCACGCCTTCTTTGTTACCAAGAACGAGTGCTTCGTACAAAAATTCGAAGTCTTCATTTTCTTGTTGCAAGTCTGCATACGAATGCTTATACATTGTTCGTGCAAGTTTGTTGATTGTCTTCTTTGCGATGTTGAATTGCGTATATGCTTCGTCGCAAATTTCTTTCATTTGCTCACGTTCACTATCAGCCCGTTGTAGACAATGGGTCATTTCTGAAAGCATAGATTTTAGTTTGTTGCGATCGGATGGATCACTAGGTACACTAGCAGTCATTTTGTTCTCCTTTTATTATTGTTATCTTATTATTATACACAAACTACATGTGAAGCTCAACGATTATGTTTCTGAAAGTCCAAATTTCTTATTAAATGGGCGGACTTCGTTGGTTATACGGCGTACAATGTGTTTGAAATATATGTGCTCTCTGTGGTTTTTAATTTTGTTAGCGCGACCTTGACCTGTATTATATGCAACAACCGCAACTGCCCAACTCTTGCTTCGTTCGCGGTGATATGCGACATTCAGCGCAGCGAGTTTAATTGCAAAAATATCATTTTGGATCAGCTTGATAATTATTTCTTCGTCTCTAACCTTTTTTAGAACTTTACGTTTGGGGAAATATGTACCAACAAGGGTTGGGTACTTCTTCAATATTCCGCGAGCAGTCGCCACCTTCATCTGCATCACCCCATACGAGCGTTTACCAAGTGGCAAGTTCGTGTCACCAATTCTGTCACCATACGCACCTGCAAGGGTTTCTTGAATCAATATCGCTTGAACAGTTTCAGGGAATCCAACTGTTAAACCAATCTCGTGCGCGAGGGTTAGTAACCTAATTTGTTCTTCGTTGTATTTGCTGTTTGATACACTAACGGGCTTTGTTACAATTGGAGGAGGTGGGGCACGTACGGTTCTTGCTTCTGCTAATGCTATTGTTTGATCATTAATTATTTTGTCGGTTTCTTTCATCAACCGCCAATACTCTATCCCCAGCTTTTCAACAAGGGCAGCGTGTTCAATTTCCATTTGTTTTATTCGCTGTTCTGCCTGTTCGAGCTTTTCATTCGCCTCATCCGCTTTAACCATCACCTGAGATGTCTGCTCGTGATTAGCTGCCGTTGTCACATGTTCAACTGCGACAACACCTCTGTATGTAACAATACATATAGCCAACATACAAATGGTTAAAAATACGTCGTGGTTTGATTTATCAAATAATTCTTTCATACCTCAATTATACAGGATAATCACAGGAAAGACAACAAGTTAAGCAAATTCAGTCAACCAAACAGTGTAATTACCCAAAAACTTCGCTGGATCGTACAGAAATGGCTTGTTAGCGGCGATATGAAAGCGAACTTGATATAAATCACCAGCTAAAATTTCTGTTGTGTTATTAATGAAGTGAGGATCACTTGGAAAGATGACTAATGTTCCTCGTTGTGGATTAAAGCCGAAATGGTGTTGAGCAAATTCTAACTTGCCACCATAACATTCAAAATCAGAATCAAATGGAACCCGTTCTTGGTAATCACTCAAAAACAAAACACCAGTTAGGTCTCTGTCTCTTCCTCGTACCCAAGTACCGTTAAGATAAGAGCTACTCTCACAATGAGGTAAGTACCCCTTGCATTGTTCAGCATACCACTCGAATAACATCGGTTCAGTCCCACGATAGTCAATGTCATAATATTGTTCAATTTCTGGAACAAGGCCTTCGATTCGTTCAAATATTGTTTCTTCGTTGCGATCGTGCATACGAATTGTTCGTTGAGGATAACCTTCCAAATCTTGATCTGGAACGGTTAGATTGAGTGCGTCTACAATATCTTCACACAATAGTGGAGATATAAATTCTTGTTTGATCAAGAATGGGGATTTGGTAGCCATATATCAGCTCCTGATTATATTTTATGTTTTGTGGTTATCGAACTGCTTCTTTGTCTTGCAGTAAACGATGAAGCTCATCCATCATTATTTTAATTGCGCGATCTTCGTCTTCTTCCGAAGATGCCCAATGAACTATTTGAGTAGCAATCGCTTTCATTCCGTTGACATTCATCTTCTTTGCCGCGGCGGCATCTTGATCGCTACCATACGCTTCTGTTTGAGTAGCACGACCAACAACACGAAACTTACCAGCATTGATAAAGTTCATACCAAGCAACACATCCATGTAACCATCACCTTTGATGATTTCTTGTCCTTCAACTTCATTCAAGTTAAATTTAACATTCTTAACTTCCATATCCTGACTGTTAGGATCTTTTGTTGGAACCGTTACATTAAAAGTAACTACTGGACGATTTTCTGTCTTGTCACCAAGTTTAACAGCTTGGAAACCTTCGTATCCCATTGTGACATTCTTCTTATAGAAGTCAAAGCTACAAACACCTTGCTGTTCATTGATCTTTAAATTATTAACACGAATAGAGCTCATCTCAGCACCAGTATC